CTAGTTACTAACTGCCACATATTTTGCCACCGTGCTGGGGGATATTCCCAGCGTCCGGGCGATGTAGCCGTTCGACTTCCCCTCCCCTTTCAGGGCCCGCGCCTGCTCGACCACTACTAGGGCTTTGGTCGGAGCCCCGAGTTTGATGCCGGCTGCCTTCTTCTTGGCCAGCGCGGCCTTGGTGTTCTCCGACACCTTAATCAGGTCCTGCGCGGCAATGGTGCTCAGCATCGAGACAATCACGTCGGCAAACGGGCCGAGGGTGTCGAGGTAGGGCTCCATGAACGATTTGTAGTTCACCCCTTGGTCGCTCAGCTCCTTTAGGTACTTGAGCGTGACCAGCGTGCCCTCGCGGCTGAAGCGGTCCAGGCGCCAGAACACGACCAGGTCGAACTTCTTCTGATAAGCTTCGAGTAGCAGCAGCTTGAACTGCGCCCGGTCGGCCTTTCCCCCCGACACCTCTTCAGTATACACCTTATAGATGGTGCCATGCTTCTCGGCAAACGCGCGGAGCTGGTGCAGCTGGTTCTCCGGGTCCTGGCCTTTGTCGTTGGTTGACACCCGGGCGTAGATAGCGACTCTCATGCCCAAATCTACCCTCCAATAAACGGTCGTATTCTGGAGGATTTTAGTAGGTGCCCAAACGGCCCGGAAACGCACGTTTTCCGGGCCGTTTTCTGACACCGTTTATTGGAGGGCTATTTTCCCCGGATACCGTTCTCCAACTGCACCTGCTTGCGCTCGGCCAGGCTCTCCTCCAACTCGCCCTGGTGTAGCTGCACGCTCAGCCGGCTCTGCCAGTCCTTCACGTCGGCCAGCTGCTCCGTCTGCCGGCGGGCCTGCTCCAGCAGCTGCACTAACACTTCGTACAGCGGCCCCCCATCCGACCCGGGGGCGGCACTGGCCGCGGCCAGCAGCGGGGCCCCGCCGGTGGCGCCGCCTTCGAAGTAGCCCCGCAAGCGCCGGGCCTCCAGCCACTGCTCGACGGCGGCTACCTGCGGGTCGGCGCGCATCCACTTCGGCACCACGTACTCGTCCTCGTGCACGATGCCGGCCACGGCAAAGCCCGAGTTATCGACGAGCCGGCCGTTGGTGCCTACACCCAAGCCCGACATTTCCAGCAGCACGCCCATAGGCGAGACGGCCAAGCTGCTGCCACTACCCGTCGCGCCGCCTTTGGCGTAGCCGGCCACGGCCCCGGTGGCGTTGAGCTTGGTGATGGCCATCGCGCTACGGGCAACGGAAATGCCCGTCTGGATGCCCGCCAGCACCACGCCCAGCGGGCCCATTTCCGAATAGGTCGCCCAAATGGCCTGCACTTCGGCGATGCCCTCGGCAATCACTTTCGCCCCGGCCAGGGACAGGTACAAGCCGTGGTGCTTTTTGCGGGCTTCCCCGTCTTGAAAGAGCAGGTCGATGGTCGTTTGCAGCACGTCGCGACTGGTGGCCACCAGTTGCTTGTTAATTTCAGCCTTGGCCTTCTGCATCCGCTGGGCCTCGGCCAGGTCGGCTTTGTTCTTATCCTTCTCCAGCTTTTCCAGGTCCTTATACTGCTTGCGGTACTCGGCGCTTTCCTTCCCGCCAAACATAGCCAGCAGGGTCAACTCCTGCTCTAAAGCAGCGTGCTTAGCTTCATAGAGCTGCTGGTCGCGCTGCTGCTGGTTAATAGCAGCCTCCTCAAACTTGCTTTGAATTAAGGCTTCCTTTTCAACCTCTGCCGCCTCCAGGTCGGCAATTTGGTCGGCCACGTCCTGCTTGACCTGGTCGGCATCCTCTTTCGCGTACTTGGCCTGTAGCTCCTGCTGTTTTTGGTGTGCTTCCTCCATGAGCAGCGCCACCGCCGCCGCTTTTTCCTCCTCGGTGCCCGTCACCGCCAGTGCTTTGCGCTGGGCATCGAGCAGCACCTTTCCCAGTTCCACTGCCCGCTGGTTCCCGTGTGCCAGCAGGGCCGTTTCCTCTAGGTTGAGCAGCATTTCCTGGTGGTGGCGCTCGGCTAACTCCTCGGCTTTACGCCCTTTTTCAGCCTCGTCGGCGGCTTTCTTCAGTGCGGCCTTCCGAGCCGTGCCGAGCTTTTCGTAGTACGCCTGAGCCAGGTCCACGCGCTTCTGCTCCGCCTCGGCCAGGATAATACGCCGGTCAGCGGCTGTCTTTTTCTCATCCTGGAGCTGCTGCTGGGCATTGTTGGTCACCAGCTGCTGCTTAAGGCGCATCTCCTGCTCCGAGTCGGCCTTCACGTGGGCCAGGCGTTCCTTCAGCGCCGCCTCCTCATTTTTCAGGGCCTCCAGCCGGGCTTTGGCCTCGGCCGCCGCCCGGGCCTTGCCGCCGGCGTCGCCCTGTTTGCGGCCACTTTCGGCCGCCTCGTCCACCGCTTTCTTATCCCGGGCGGCCTTTTCCTCCGCTAGCTTGCGGTCGTAGCCGCTGGTGAACGCACCTCCAGCAGCCTTGCCCAGTTGCCCGAAGGTATCCGCCAGCCCCTGCTTAATTAGCGCGGGATTTAAGGTAAAAATACCGGCTAGTAGGATGCCCAGGCCGGCCAAGTACTGCAGGGCGTGGGTCCGAATGTCCTGAAAGATGGCTTTCGCTACCGCCGACAGGCCGGCCACCGCAGCCCGGACCTTTTCGCTTTTTTCGTAGAGCGTCACAAACCCGCCTACCAGCAGGGCCACCGCGGCCACGACCAGGCCGATGGGGTTGGCCGTCATCGCCGCGTTGAGCAGCCACTGCGCGGCCGTACTGGCCCGCGTGGCGATGGCCCGCGCCTTCTCGGCCGCCAGGTGCGCCAGCGTCGAGGCCGTGGCCGCGATGCTGGCCCCGTTGAGCGTGAGCACGGCCACGCCCAGGCCCAGCAGCAGGCCCCGGTTTTCAAGTAGGAAGCGGGGCAGCTCGCGCAGCACGCCCAGTAAGAAGCCCAGCGTGCTCAGGATGGCGACGAACACCGGGCGCAGCTGCTGGCCGAACTCGATGGCCACCTGGTCGGCCGTGTCGCCCAGATTCGAAAGCTGGCCTGCCATCGTTTCGCTGATTGCCGCCGTGCTGCCCATGATGCCCTTCATCTCCCCAAACGCCAGGATGGCAGCGTTGATGGCCTCGGGCGTGTTGGCTACCGTCTTCTGCACACCCTTGAAGGAGAACTCTACCTGGTCGCCAGACTTGCTGGCCTTGATGCCAAATTCCTTTAAGCGCTCGAACTCGCCGCCGGCCGCGTCGAGCACGGCCTCGGTGAGCTGGTCGAAGCTTTTGCCCTGGCTGGCGGCAATGTCGGCCATCTTGGTCATCTCCGCCATCGAGGGCTGCAGGCCCCGGTTAACGAACTTGATGAAGGAGCCCGTCAGCTCGTCCACCGAGAACGGCGTGCTGGCCGCCATAGCCTGGATGTCCTTCAGCGCCTTCTGGGCCAGCGAGGAGCTGCCCAGGGCGTTGGCCATCACGGCCGAGTAGGTTTCGAACTTGGCGCTGGTCTCGAAGATGGACTTGCCCAGTTCGAAGACCTTGCCGATAGCGGCCTCGATGCCGCCGCCCACGGCGAAGGCAAACGCATTCGTCAACGCCTGCCTCATCAGGCCGGCATTCTGGCTCACGCCGGTCAGCTCGGTTTTCACGTCCTCAATCCGGTCCTTGAGCACGCGGTAATCCGCTGCCAGCTTGGCCCGGCCCGGGTCGTCGGCCGACATTTTCTTAAACTGCGAATAGAGCACGGCCGCCGCCGCGTTCATATCCTTGAGCGAGGCGTTGGCCTGCTGCCCGTTGACGATGATTTCAATCGTCCGTTTTTCCTTATCTGCTGCCATTTGCTTCCCCTCGTTCTCCTGATTGCTTCTCTATAAATTAATGTCTACTCCTTCGGCCGGCAGGGCGCGGCCCGCGCTGGCCAGCAGCACCGTGCCGTACAACTCGCTCAGCAGCTCGCTGAGGCGGTGGGTTTCGCGGCCCATCTGCTTACTATACCAGCGCTTGGCCCGGCGCTCGTGGCGGTGCAGCTGGCCCCGCTCGTTGCGCAGGCGGGCGAAGTCGCCGCCGGCGTCCTTGGTGACGCCGGCGCCCATGCCCCGGCCCACACCCAGGTCCACGTACATCCCCTGGATGGCGTAGGCGATGCGCAGCCGGAGCTGGTCGCCGCCGGCCGCGCTCACCAGCTCGCCGCTCAGGCTGTTGAACAGCTCCTGGGTCGAGCCGATTTTCAACTTGCGGATGTTGGCCCGGAACTTCTCCAGGCTGAACTTGAGCCAGGCCTCGGCCAGCTCCCGCTCGTTCTGCGCGAACGTCTCGGGCAACACGTCGTCGGGCATGCTCATAGCAGTTCCTGGTAGCTAAACGTGGCCGTTTGCAGCCGGCGGTCGGCGCTGACGTTCAGGCTGACTTTTTCCCAGAGCAGCAGGTGGTAGCCCACCAGCTCGTGGGTGGCCGGGTCGAGCGCCCGCAGGTCGGCGATGCCAAAGGGCACGGCGTAGGTGCACGGCACGGCCCGGGCCCGGAAATCGAGCCAGGGCTGGTGCCACTGCGCGTAAAGCCCGGCCGGGCCATCCCAGTGCAGGCTGTAGGTGCCCACCGCCGCCCCGTTGAGGTCCACCGTGCCCGGGCTGAGCAGCCGGTAGTTGTTGCCGAGGCTATCCGGGCACGCGCCCCGGTCAAAGAGCAGGCGCAGCCCGGTGCGCGAATCCACGCCCAGTTCGTAATCCAACGAAGCGCCCTTGGCCGAGATGGCCGGTACGAGCCAGGTGCGGGTGGGCTGGGTGGGGTCCGCCTCGCGCACCAGATGCAGTGTGCCGGCCGCGGCCGTGATGGCCTCCTGCCCGGCGCCGAGCCGCAGCTGCTGCCAACTCACGTCGAGGGTCTTGTCGAGTTCATCTTCTGAGTCGGGCGCCTGCTGGAGCAGGAACCCCTGGGTGTCGTTGGTGCCGTCCTCGATGAGCACGGCCCCGGGCCGGGCCACGTAGCTGCCGCGCTGCACGACCTCGCGCAGGGGCGTGATGCGCACTTGCTTCGTGGCGGGGTTGAAGGACAGGCCCAGGCAGAACAGGTTCTGCAAGCCCAGCAGCAACTGCGCCACCGTCAGGGTGGGCAGTTGCTGCGCCGGGTTAAAAGCGCCGCCTGGTGCCACGCTGGCGGCCAGTGCCCGGTCGGAATAAATGACCAGCGTGTTGATTTCGGCATCGTCCACCCAAGAGCCGGTAATCGTGTAGCCAAAGGTGGCCATCACCTGGCGCAGCACCGGCACGAGGTAGAGCATCGGGGCGTACACCTGGGACGGGCCAGCCGGCCGCAGCACCCCGGCCGGCGTGGGGTAGTTCAAGATGCCGGCAAAGGCCGGATTCTTCTCGCCGAAGAAGGCGGCGTTGCGCACCGGCGCCAGCACGTAGGTGGCCGTGGCCGTGGCCAGCGTGAAGGTCAGCGGTGGCAACGCCAGGCTGGGCAACTTCACGGCCGCCAGGTCGCGGGCCAGGTCGGTGGCGTCGGTCACGAAGTTGTAGCGGTACACCTGGCTGGCCCGGTTGTAGCCCCGGTACACCAGGCTGCCGCGCTTCCACAACGGGCCGTCGAGGTAGCAGTCGGTGGGCACCGGCGGCGGGCCGCCCGGGCCCCGGTATAGGTGGGGAAAGCCCAGCCGGCGCGGGTTCTCGCCGGTGGCCGGCACGTCGAAGCCGTAGCTGGTGGTGCCGGGGATGCTCTCCGTACCGAAGTACGGGTTGGCTATCTCCAGCTCGATGGCGCCGCCGGGCAGCATCAGCTCGCCCCCTTCAGTCACGAGGCGCATCATGGCTGGGCCCCCTCTCCCCCGTACACGGGCGTTAGGCTGTTGCCGCTGGGTAGGCGCGGGGTAAACTGCCGCTGCACGGGCAGCAGGTAGTCGAACTCGGCCACCTGCTCGACGGGCGATTCGTCGCGGAAGGTCACGGACCGGGCCTTCACCCGGCCGGCGAAGTAGGCCCCGCCGGCCTGCAGCGTCACGCGGCGGCTGAGCAAAAAGTCCTGCAGGGTCACGAGCTGGGCCGGCTGTAGCTTGCCCGTGGCCACGCTCAGCGTGGGCACGCCCGAGCGGTCAAGCGTGAGCGTGTCGCCCCGCAGCGGGTCGTAGCCGACGCCCAGCGGCCGCTCGGCCTCCTCCGCTTTCACGTCCAGGGCCGTTTTGGCCTCGCCCGTGCAGGCCAGCGTCGCCGTGCCGCCCAGGCTGGTGGTGTAGAGGAAATAGCGCGGGCGCGCTACGTAGTCGGTGGTGAGTAGGTAACGCCGGTGCTCGGTCTGGGCCACGCCCTGCGCGTCGCTCACCCATAGCTCCCAGCCTACCACGGCCGGGTTGCTGGGCAGCAGCGGGGCCAGGGCCAATTGCTGGTAGCCCGCCGGCAGGCAATACACCTCGAAGCGGCGCACGCCCGGCACGGTGGCCACCAGCCGGTTGGCCACGCTGCCATCGGCATACGTGATGCGGGCCCGGAGCTGAAAGCTGGTCAGCTCGAACGCGTCGGGCATAAAGTACAGGTACTCGGGCTGGGTGGGCAGCACCTTTTTGTCGTTGGGCTCCCAGGTCAGAAAGGGCTTGATGGCGGCCTGATAGGCCAGCCAGCGGGCCTGACCGGCGGCATCGCCCTCATGAAAATCGAGCCCGCCCAGCACCACGTAGTGGCGCACCTGGCTGCTGAGGGCGGCCGCTACCGGCGGCGTGCCGAACTTCTCAGCCGAGCGGAAATAAAAGCGCCGGAACAAGCTGTCGGCCCGGCTGGGTACGGCCTGGTCGAGGGCGGGCAAGTGCTCCTGCAGGTAGCTGTCGAGCAGGGCCTGGGCGTCAAAGACGGTGCGCCCCTGGGCGTCGGCCGGCTGCTCCTGGGTGCCGCCCAGGCGCACGAAGACGTTGCTCAAATACACCTCCTCCACCCACACCTCGCACAGGAACGAAAGGTTGGGCTTGGTCGTGGGGTCGGCCCGGTAAGCCGCGCCGGCGTCAAGGCGCAGCGTCACCGGATTTTTGCTCCAGTAGTAGCGGTAGGGGTCGATGGTGACGCTTACCTGCTGGGTCGCCCCGCGGGCATCGGTGACCAGGGCGGTGTGGGTGCCTGGGCCCAGGTTCAGGCGCTGGGCCGTCGTGGCACCGTCGTTCCACGCGTAGGTGTAAGGTGCCAGGCCCCCGCTGGCCACCAGCGTCACGTCGTTCTCGGTGCGCTCGACGCGCACCTCCAGGCGCGGGTCGGAGCCCACCACGGCCTGCACCACGGCGTAGGCGCCCGAGCTATCGGTCACGGTGCAGGTGTAAACGCCGTTGGGGATGTTGGTGCGCAGGGCCGTGGCCGGGGCCCCGAAATCGGCCCAGGCGTAGGTGTACACCCCGTCGTTGCCGTTGCTGGGCGTCAGCACAATCCCCCCGGTGGCCGAGTTGAAGACGAGGGCATTGGTGACGGCCACGGCCACCTGCACGGGGCGAATCGTCGTCAGGTTGGCCACTTCCACGTACGTCACCGGGGGCGCTCCCTGCAGGGGAATGGCCGTAAAGGCCAGGTCCAGGGTGCGATTATAGGCCGTGGCCTCCAGGTCGAACGCGTACATTTCATACCCGGCCGGGGTTTGGCCCACCAGGCGCTTGGCCGAAACGGTGTAGTTCGGCGCGACGGTATTCGCCGCGGGGTGGTCGAGCAGGGCCTGGCGGATGGCGTCCAGCAGCAGGTCCGCGGCCAGGGCCGTGGTGGGCGTCTGCCCACTGCCGAAGATGTTGAAGTCGTAATTATCCTCCGCTCCCACGGTCCGCCCGCTGCGGAAGGCGGGCGAAAAGCGCACCCAGGTGCCGCCCAGGCGCAGACGCAGCGGCACGAAATGCTCCACCCGCAGGGTGAGCTTGGCTAAGCGTTCACCGGCCATTAGCTGGAAAATTTAGTGGGGTCATAAGTCAGGTCCGGGGTAGCGGTTTCGCTCCAGGTGAAGTTCATCCGCACGCCCACGTAGTGGTCGGCGAGCGGGCCGATGTGCTCGGCAAAGCAGTCGTTGAGGCTCAGGCGCAGGCGGTAGTCGGCCCGCAGCTGGTGGATGGCGGCGGCCAGCAACTCCTCGGCCACGGCCTCGCAGGCGTCGACGGCCGCGGTGCGCGCCGGAGCGTTGTTGAGCAGGGTGGCCTGTAGCACGTAAAAGGCGCCGTGGGCCTGGCGGGTGAAGTGGTCGCCGCCGTTGTCGCCGTAGTCGAGCTGGTAGTTTTGCAGCACGAAAAAGGGCTGGCCCTTGGGGGCCTGGAGCTTGGATTGGAGCTTGGTGTAGAAGTCGTTGAGGTCGAGCTGGCGGGCAATGGGGTCGGCGCTGACGGTGATGGTCAGGAACCGCTCGTTGGCGGGCGTGTACCCGATGGCCCGGTGGCGGGCGGCCAGGTCCTGGAACAGGGCGGTGTAGGCTTGCAGGCGCATGATTAAGCGGGTTGGTGTTGACGGGCTAGCTCGCGCTGGGCCGCGGCCCGGAGCGCATCATCATTCATTTTGGCCAGTACATCCCGTACCAGTTGATTCTCCGTCTGGTCGAGCGTGCCGAAAATGCCGCCGGCCATCTCGCGGGCCACGCCGGCCCAGCCAAGGCGGTCGTTTTTGGGGGCGTCGTTGTCCGGCGCCGTGAACACGTGCGGGTAGTCGCGCTCCAGCTGCAAGCGGCAGCCGCGGTACCAGGTGAAGACGGCCAGCTTCGGGGCCAGGGGCAGGTGGGCCACCTGGGCCGTGCGCGCCGCCACGTGCACGGAGTTGAAGGCCTCCCGCCGGTCGCCATCGTAGTCCACGGCGGCGGGGCGGTAGGGCCGGCGCTGCGGGCGATAAAGCACGGCCACGAGCTGGTCGAGCCACTGGGTGGCGCTCGGGTCCTGGGCGTAGGCCACGAAGTAGGCGTCGGCGAAGATGAACTCCAGCAGGCGCAGGTTGCGGAAGTGCTCCCGCGGCCCCCACCACTTGGCCGGCAGGGGGTGAAACCAGGTGCGGGGCCGGCGCAGCCAGGGCAAGGCCTGGGCCGTGAGGGTGAGCTCGCCCAGCACGAAGTCGGTGAGCCACTTAATCTGCACCAACTGCACCGCGGTGAACAGGGTCACGACCGTGGCCAGCGGGACCTGTAGCAGCACGGCCAGCAGCTTGAGGCGCAGTTGCACCTCGTTTTCGTGGCGGCCGTAGAGCAGGGCCACCACGCGCAGCAGCTGCGGGCGGGGGAGTTCGTTCCAGGTGGCGGCCACGGGGCGGTGGCGGCCGTCGATTAAGACATCGTGCATCGGAGTTGGGAAGTTGCTTTCCCAAAGCTCCGGCGGCGCCCTGGCGCAGAAAAGGACACGAAAATGCCCTTGCTTTACGCCATCGACGTGCTGCTGGAGCATGGCATGCTGGCGAATGCAAAAGGCCCCCGCGTGAGCAGGGGCCTTTTTAGTTACGGGGTTGCGTCCGCTGGCGCAGCCGGCTCATCGACAAAAAAGAGAACCTGAATTGCCCCCAGGCCAGCAGCGCCGCCCCAGCCAGCGCCGCCAGCACGAATACCCACCACGGCACGCCGGCCTTTTTAGTGGTCGTCGTGGCCACCGCGTCCGGAGCGGTGGCCGCGGCCCCGCCACGCTGGCCAGCCTTTCGATTATCCGTCGACGTACTCGTGGCTATGGCCCCGGGTGCCGTGGCCAGCGTGAAGGTGACCGGGCCAGTGAACTTGTACTTGCCGGCGGGCACCGCCGGCAGCAGCGCGGTGCTCGTATCCGCGGCCAGGGGTGCCCGCCACCCCTCGCGGCTGCAGCTGCCCAGCAGCAGCCCCGCCAGTAGGAAGAATGCCCTCATTTGGCGAGCCAGTTGGCGGCGGCGTAGAACTCCCAGTTGGCGCGCAGCAGCACGTGCACGCCCGCGCCGGTGCGCCCCCCGCCCCGGCCGGTGTTGCCCTCGTTGGTGTACCAGCCACGCCGGGTGCGGCTCACCAGCCGGCCCACGTGCCCGATGCGGCCCAGGCTTGGGTAGTAGAAGGTGACCTGGTGGCCCGGCTTAAGGCTGTCGACCGAGCCGCGCACGCCCCGGAGGTAGTAGGTGCGCGGGCTGTTGGCCGGCGTCCAGCTCGCCGCCCGGCCGGCCGCCGACGGGAATGGGGCCCCGCAGTGCTTATTCCCATACGCCTGGTAGGCCCCGCACCACTCGTAGCCCGTGGGCAGGCCCACCACCTTCAGGAAGGCCGCCACCTCCGGGCCGTCGTTGCGGCCGGTGGCCTCCCGCACGCTGGTTTGGGTGGCCGACCAGGCCAGCACGCAGGCGGTGCGGGCGGCTACTGGAGCAGGCTGGCCCCCAGCCAGATGAGGGCAAAGAAGAAGAGCGAGCCAAACCAATAAATGGTGAAATACTTGAGCTTGCATTCGACGGGGAGGGCTAAAAAGGTGGCTTTGAATTTTCGTTTGGCCCAGGTGGCCAGCGTGGTGTGGTTGAGTTTGAGGCCCATCCACATCAGCAGGTAGCCGATGGCCACGACCAGCACCGTGACCGTAATTTTGCTGGCCGGATTGCCCAGCGGCAGCCAGGGGGCCGACTCTTTGCCGACGTAGGCTTCGAGCAGGCCTTGCAGTTGGGGCCAGGCCAGCAGCACGAGGGCGGCCAGCAGCCAGGCGTTGAGGTTGCGGAGCTGGCACCAGCCCCGCCCCAAAAGGGTATTTCGCATAAAAAGAATGGGTTAATGGGTATGAGCTTGTATCCACTGGTCGTGCAGGGCTTCGCGCTGCTCCAGCGAGTTGAGGCGGGTATCGATGACTTTATGCACGGCTTCGGCGTCCTTTTTGGCCTGCTTCAGGTCCTTGATTTCGGCGCCCTGGTAGTCGAGCTGGGCCTGGTGCACGCGCACGGTGGTCAGCAGCTCGATGAGGCTGCGGTTGGTCTCGCGCAGCTCCGTGCCGGTGGAGTTGATGGCGAAGGTGTAGAGGCCCTGCACCAGCAGCATGAGGAAGGCGCACACGCCCACCAGAATCCAGTTGCGGGTCTGCTGCTGGCTGATTTCGATTTTATCCGAGGTGGTGGGTTCCATTTAGAAAAAGCGGTAAGTGGCGTTGGCGGCCGCGTTGGCCACCACCGGGCGGGCCCCGCCGGGCGCCGTGTAGGTGGCGGAGGTGAAATAGGTCGCGTACTTCGTGGCCGAGGCCTGGGCGTTGAGGTACTGGCTGGCCTGCCGCAGGAAGGCCGTGCCATCGTGATGGGCCGCCTGCGTTTTGAGCGTGAGCAGCAGGGCGAGGCTGGCGTCGGCTTCCTCCGCGTTTGAGTCGTCGGGGCGGTACATGTTGAGCTCCACCACGTCGCCGTTGAAGGCCAGGCCCACGTCGCCGCTCAGGGCCTTGGCCACCACCAGGTGGGCCAGGGCCGGGCGCAGGTACAGGTCGAGCAGCACCTGGTTGTCGGGCGTGAGGGTGCGGGCGCTGAGCTGCGTCTTCAGCTCGGCGTAGAGGGCGGGGCCCAGGACCGGGGCCAGGTCGAAGCGCTCCACCTTGCGCAGGGTAGGCAGCAGGGCCAGGTAGGTCAGGCGTGAACCGGCGATGGCGTAGTGCTCACTGAACTCGCGGGCCGTGGCTAGGAAGAACTGGTGGCTGGCCACCGCGGCCGTCGACGTGCGCCAGGCGGCGAGTTCCGGCGCCTCCGCATGGGTATCGAGGTACTCCAGTACTTCCTCCAGGGCGTTGTAGCCCTTGCGCCGAAAACTGGCCTTCAGGTCGTTAATCTGCCACTGAAAGGCGGTTTTGCCGCCCGGCAGGGTCACGCCGGCGTCGGAGATGTAGACCTGCAGCAGGGGCAGGTATTCGACCAGGGCCAGGTTGGCCGCGGCGAGCTGCACCAGGCGCAGCAGCTCGCTGCGCACGTCGGGGCTCGCGGGGTCGAGTAGCGCCTCGACGTCGGCGTCGCTGAGCGCCTGCAGGTCGTTGTAGAGCGCGGGGCCCAGCAGCGGGCGCAGGTGCTGCGTCTCCACGAGGCGCAGGTCGGGCTGGATGTTGTCCAGGCTGGTGGTGCCCACGTTCACTCGAACGCGGGCGCCAAACTGCTCGATGGTGCGGATGAAGCTCATTTCGATTGCTGTTTCGGGTCCGCCGCCGACGTGCCTTTGGCATCCGGTTGCATGACGAAGGGGTTGAGAAAGCGGAACTTGACGGGCTTGCCGTTGACGGTCCAGTTGTTGTAGCGGGCAATCAGGTTGAGCGGGGCCAGCACCAGGTCGAGGTGGAATTGGGCGGTGCTGACGAAGTTGTTGAAGAGCACCCGCGGCTCGGAGCCGCCGCCGGCCCCGTCGCCCATGCCCTTGCCCGGGCTCACGCCCATCAGGCTCGGGGCCACGCCCACGGCCGTGTAGATGTGCGAGCTGGCCTCGGCCGAGTCTTCGATGTAGAGGCCGTCCTTGAGCTTGTCGTCGATGGGCGTAATCTTGAAAGCCTCCACTTCTTTACCATCGCGCTTGTCGAGGATGGTGGTGGTCATCACCGTTTTGCCCGCCCCGTTGGTGCCGCTCATCACGTTGTCGAAGGCGGTCAATTCGTCGTTGATGAGGCGCAGCTTCTCCTCCTGGCTCAGCCCTTCCCAGTCGCCGTACTTCCACTCCCAGTAGGCCGAGTGAATCGTGACGATGTATTTCACCGACAACTGGTTCTTAAACAGCATCTTCTTGAACTCGGGAATGGCCGCGGCCACGTCGAGCCACCCGGAGCGGCGCACCGAGTTCCAGCTGGCCAGCTGGTAGAGCGCCTTGTCGGCCGAGGGGATGCTGATGGGGTAGATGTACTTGAACCCATCCGTGCGGCTGCGCAGCTGCCCCACCGCGTCGTCGTAGGGGTCGAGGATGGGCACCTGCGTGGCGTAATCGTCCGTGGCCGTGCCGCCGTTGTCCCAGTTGGCGTTGATAACCACGTGGGTGGGCAGGCCCTTGCCCGAGGGGGGCTTCAGGTAGCGGGTCCACGCCGCCTCCTGAATGGAGATACGGACTACTTTCTGCCGGTTTTTCGAGAGCACCAGCTCCGGGAATCCGTTGGAAAACGTGTTCACGTCCTGCAGCGCCTCGAAGGCGTAGAGTGGCACGTTGGAGGCCTCCATAAACGCCTCGATTTCGGGCACTTCCTGCGCCTCGAATACCTTGGAGCCGTCCTTATTGACACCGGTGACGATGCCGTAGACGATGCCCCCGCCGTACATCATGCTGGTTTTGCGCTCCAGCACGCTCGGCAGCACCGTGTTTTTCTCGATGTCCTTGATGACGGCCTGCGGAAAGAGGTTATCCTCGCCCCAGGGGATGACGTCGCCCCCGCTTTCCGGCTTTTTCACCGGCGTGGTGGGCGGCATTTCCACCGCTCCCTGGCCCCCGGAGCCGCGCAGAGCGGCGGCGGAAGGCGCGCTCATGTTGAGCCGGAAGACCGTGCCCGATTGCTGCGTGTACGCCAGCGTGGCGTCGTTATTCACTACTACTTTCATCCCAACACCACTTGCTGCCCGTTGAACTCCAGAATGAGCCAGATGTGGATTTTCCGCACCTGGCTGCTATTGCCTTGCACGAGGTTGCGCGTGGCGTTCTGGTAGTGGGCCGGCAGTCGGCCGGCCGATTCCTCGGCCGGCCGGGGGGCCCGCGGCTGCTCGGCGCCGGCTTGCCGCCGGCGCGAGAGCTGGCAGTGGTGCCACTCCTCGATTTTGCCCCCGGTTTGGCGCGTGCGGTCGCACGTGACAAACCGAATAGTGAACCGTTCCTTCCCCTCTTCCATCTGCCGGAGCACCTCCGACAGCCGCACACTGTTCGCAATCATCGAGGCAAACTTCCCGCCCCTACGCACCCGAAAAAAGGACACCAAAACGCCGGCGTTTTGTACCTTGCTAGTAGCTGTTCATTAGCGTCTTCTTTCACACCTCGTTTTCCTCGTGGCTATGAGAAAATCACTACCCATGCTCCTGCTCATTATGGCCCTAGCGGCTTGCACGAAGGAAGAAGAGGTTGTTGCCCCCAACCCCTCAAAAACGGATTTGCTAACGGCTAAAAGCTGGCGCTTAACGGCCCTAACCAGCCTTGCTATAACGAATGGCTTTGGTACGACAACCGACCACTATGCCACACAGGCAAGCTGCACACGTGATGACTTCATGTCCTTCAAGCGGGATAAGTCGGTTGTATTCGATGAGGGCTCCATTACCTGCTTTCCGAACGCCCCGCAGACAACCACTAGCCAATGGGAATGGCAAGACAACGAAACGGTCTTGGCTTATGTCACTTCCAATGGCTTTACTGGCACCGTTAAATGCGAGCTCCTCGAACTTACAGCCACGACTTTACGCCTGCGTTTACTGCAACGGCTTGGCTCGGACACCTTCACTCAGGAGTGGACGTATCAGGCCATCTAAGCACCATTATACAGAATCTTACAAGCCGTTATTACTCCATTCTCACGCCACAATGCCCTGGCGGTACCGTGCGAGCCGTTTTCGCCCGATTCTGGGTTTCTTCCGTCTCATTCAGGCAGTGAACACCCCGACGTGCACTGTTGCGGTTTTGGCAATTGCCGATGACGATAAATAGGATATATGCCACAAAAAAGCCGTTTCCACGCTGGAAACGGCCTTTTTGCTTATAAAGTGGGGTTATTCGGTGGCAATTGCCATTAAGCAACTATAACTTGCCGCTTTCTCGAATCCTTTCTTGCATCTCATTACCGATGGCTTCATTATTACGGTTTTGGTCGCTGACGCTACTAGCCAGCAGCACGCTTGTTCTCACTGACTGCAGCAAGTCCAGTGACCCCGCACCGGCTGCCCCGCCCAGCCCTACGGACTTGCTAACGGCCCACAATTGGCGCTTATCCGCTAGTACCAACGTGGTCATCGAAAACAACGGTACTACTACCATTACGGACAATTACGCCAGGCTGGCCCCCTGTGCGAAAGACAACTTCAGCAAATACAACGTGGACCATTCGTACTTCCAGGATGGTGGGGTCATCAAATGTTCTCCAACAGAGTCCCAAATTATTACGACCTCGACCTGGGGATTGCTGACCAACGATACGGAACTGTCGATTACCGCCAATAGCAGCGGAGCTACCACGTACGTCTATAAAATCACGGCCTTAACCACTACCACCCTCTCCATCGTGCTGACGACGACGACCCCAGGAAAGACCGAGGAGTTGTCGTACACTTATGCCGCTATCTAGTATCTTATTTACCAGTTTCTTACGGCCAGTTTCTACGCACTAACGATGATGAGGCCACTGGCATGGGGCGTGCCCCTTGCCACGTGCTTGTCGATGCTGAGAAAGTGCAGGTCCACGGTATCGGTGAAGTGAGTGGCCTCCTGCCCAGGGACGGTGAGCTTCTTCTCGCTGCTCTTGTCCTTGGCAATCTCGCCCCGGCTATCCTGCTTGACGGGCGCCAGGCTCATGGCCGTGAGCACGTCCTTGCAGTTAAGCTTGTTGAAGCGAATCGCCAGCTGCCGCGGGTCCTCCTCGCCGAGCAGCTCGTGGGCTAGGTGGTAGCGGTGGGCGTAGCTGGGCACGCGGCCCTGGTTGAAGTGGCGCACCTTCCAGCCGTGGCTGCGCAGGCGCTCAGCGAACTGCTGGTTGTAGGTCAGGTCGGCATCGGGCTTGCGGGCGTTGCCCCACTCGGTATCCTCCAGGAAGTGGAACTCCTTGCGCAGGTGGTACTGGTAGTACGCACAGTGCATGTCGGCCAGGTCATTAATTAGCTTGGGGTGCTTGACGTAGGAGCCCTTCAGGAAGCGGTACTGGCGCACATCCGAGTGAATTTGGGCGGTCGTGAGGGTGCTGATTTTGCTGCCCCAGTCCACCGCGCCCCGGATGGGCTCGTGGCTGCGGCAGTCCCCGTCCATGCGCGAATCCTGGGTCTTGAGCTTCTTCAGGTTGAACTCCAGGCCCTCAATGTAGGCGTGATTGGGGCACTCCTCGGCGTGGTGGGGCGCCAGGCGCGGGTAGAAGCCGGCCTCGACCGATTTAGGCCGCTGGTTGAGGATTTCGATGAGAAACACGAAATCCGAGAGCTCCCGGCGCTGCTCTTCCAGGTAGGGAATGCCCAGGTTGACGAGGTTATCGAAGATGTTGGCCTCCGAGTAGAGCAGGCCCCGGGGCACCTCCTTGCCGGCCTGTTTGAGCTTTTTGGGGTTGGGGTAAAAGCAGAGCTTGGCGCTGAGGGCCAGAATCTCCTCGTAAAGCTTGAGGCGCGTTTTCAGCGAGCGCGAATCCACGAACTCCAGCTGCAGCTTAATCATCGCGTCCCGGGTGGCCGAGAAGGGGGTGCCGTCGCGCTCGTAGTAGGCCGAATCGTCGAGCAGCCACTTGCCCTGGTCGCCCCAGGGCATCGAGGAGAAAATGAAGCGCCCGTGGTGCAGTGGCGTGTCCGGCCACACGCCCTGGTTGCCCCGGTTGGAGGCAATCACGTCGGTGCCGAGCTTGTCGCGGTCGAGCAGCAGGCCTTCGTCGGCAATCCAGCCGTCCAGGTTCAGGCCCCGGCTACTTGAGCCGTTGCCGTCCTGGCTGATGAGGTGAAAGCCGACGCCCGTGTAAAAGATGATAAAGTGCTCGTATTTGACCGGGCGCTGGAACGGCTCGGGCCAGTTCCAGGCCGGCGGCGGCTTGCGGCCGATGAAGTAATGCACGTCCTTGAAGTAGCCCAGCCGCTCGAGCGCGTCAATCGTCGAGGGCAGCGTGCGGGTCAGAATCTGCCCGTAGGTGCTGCCCACGATGCCCCAGCAGCTGCGGGGCATCTTCGTCACGATGAGGTGAATCAGCCAGGCAATGAGCGTCGATTTGCCCGTGGCCCGGCTCCAGAGGCTCACCGCACTGGCCAGCTTGCTAAGGATAAAGCGCAGCTGCGGCCGGTTGAACTGCAGGGGCTTCACGGCGGGGGCCTTAGTCATCGCCTTCCTCCTCCCCCGGCTCGCTGGCCTTGGCCAGCAGCCGCTGCATGTCCGCCAGGCCAAAATCGCTGCCCTCCACCGCCTCCATCACCCGGGCGTAGGTATCGGCATCCATCCGCTCGGGATTGGTCATGTCGATAAGTTTGGGCGCGCCACTGCCGCCCTCAAGGTTCATCGTGAGGTAGTAGTTCTTCTGGCCCAGCATTTCGGGCGTCAGGGCGCTGGAGTCGTCCTTGTCAAGGCCTTTGAGCAGGGCCATGTTCTTGATGGCGCCGTTGGCGGCCTTCAAATCGGGGTTGCCGAACTTATCGAGCGCCTTCAGGGCCCGGCGGTAGACGTTCATCGACAGTTCGTAGAGGATGTGCTTGAGGCCGTCCTTATGGGTGCGCGTCACGTCGGCAAAGAGCGTGGTAGCATCGCGGCACCGGCGGTAGCCCGTGGCCCGCGAGATGGCGTAGCGGGCCACGAGCAGCTTGACTACCTTCTCCAGCGACTTGCCCTCCGTCAGGTTGGCGTGGGCGAACACGAGCTGGCACTTTTGGTCGAACTCGGCCTGGCTCAGCTGCTCGTCGGGTTCGTCGCGCTCGTCGAAAAACGAGGCCCGGATGCGGTCGAGCGCCGTTTCGGTCCCGGCATCGTAATTGGGGTTTTCTTCCATCTGGGGGTTCTGCTTCACAGGTTTAACTTCTCTTCCAATAGGGCGATATCGGCCACCACCCGGGCCAGGTCATTAGCCCGGTCGGGCCGCCGTTTCAGTTTGCTGCGCTGGGGCTTCAGGTTGGCCAGCAGCCGACGGATGGTACCCTCGTCGGTGATGGCTGCGAGCCCGGGCGAGGCCTGGCCTACCGGCGCGGGCACCGGGGCGCGGCCGGCCGCCTGGTCGTAGCTCAGGCGAATCAGGTCGCCGAGTTCGAGGATGCGGAGGGAGAGGGCCAGCCGCTCGGCATCGGTGGCGACCAGGGCCAGCTGCGCGTGCAGGTGGTTGCGCTCGGCCAGCCAGTCGCGGCGCTGCGGGTCGACGGCCATTGGGGGCACCGCCACCGGGGGCGCCGGTACCGGCGCCGCGGTGGGCCTGGCTGCCGGTGCCGGCGCGGTGCCGGCCAGCTGCTGCAGCGCGTGCACGAGCTTGCCCCGGGTAAAGTCCGTTTCACCAAAGGCCAGCGTGCTGCGCAGCACGGCACTGCGGCCGTGCGCTTCGTAGAGGGCCACGCCCTGGGCATAGTCCTGCCCGCTTTCCAACCACTCCTGTATCTCTTCCACGCTGCAAACCTGCGGCGTATCTTCCCGGGCCAAAAGGACAAAAAAAACCGCTGACCTACTGGCCAGCGGCTAAAAACGAGGGACTCTTTTCCCTTCACGCTTCCCTTCGTGCCCTCGTTTTTGGTTTTGCCCGGGGGGAGCCGGCCGTTCCCGCGGCCGGCTCCCCCTTGGTTTCGGGCAACGCGTCGACCGTTGCGGCCGGCTCCGGGGCCGGCACTTCGCGCTGGCGCAGCCACTCGAAGCCACCCGGCAGGGCCACCAGCTCCGCGGCCGCGGCCCTCGTGAGCGTGGTCAGGTCTACCGTGTAGCCCAAACGCGGCACGTACATGCGCGTGTGGTGGCTGGTCAGCTCGTAGTGCGCGGCCACCTCGGCCGGCAGCAGGGTCGTCTGTTTCATCTTAGTTGCCGGCGGGCGTCACCACGTTGGTCACGGCGTTGAGGCTGGAGCCGTCCTTGAGCAGGATTTCGCCCTCGTAGAACTGGTTGCCGTTCTGGTAGGCCTCGCCCTTGAAGGTGTAGCCCCGGCGGCCGCTGTCGAGCGTGCCCGCGTCGTAGGAGCCCAGCACCTCGGCGCCCAGGCCCGCAAGGCCCACTTGCTGCACCACGCCATCGGCGGTTTGCAGCAGCACCAGGCAGGTCTCGTTTTTGATGACGCGGTCGAACTCGGCCGCTTCCTTGGTGTTGCCGGGATTGAAGAACTCGAACGAGGCCTTCTTGCCCCGGCCGTCGCGCTCGCCGGTGGGGTCGAGCTTGAACTTGCCGGTGTTGAGCGTGCCGTAGGCGGCGATGAAGCCAAAGCCGTCACGAAACTCGTGGGTGCCGTTGATGGTCACCGAGTCGCCCACGGCCGTGGTGGTCTTGAAGCCCTTGATGGCCTTAAACCAGCGCAGGGGCGCCAGCCACATCGTGTCGCGCAGGCCCGGCGTGTTGTCTTTGCCCTGGGGACCGGGCAGGTCGGTCAAATCAGCCATAGTGCTGTTTTCCTAATAAGTGGGTGAAACCATTGCTCAAAGCAGCCGGCGGGCTACTTCGACGCGTCTTCTTTGACGGCTTTGCCTTTGGCAGCCGCTTTGGCCTTTTCCAGCTTCACCAGCACGCCCGAGCCGGCTTCCACCAGCTCCTTCACCAGGGCCGGGTTGGTCTTCAGGTCCTTGGCCTCGTAGGCCACGTGCTTGTGCTGGAACTTGGGGGCCAGCACCTTGTACTGGTCCCTGGTGCCGTCCTCGGCCGTGTGGGTCACCACCACGGCCTGGCTGATTTCCTGGCCGGCCTGGGCGTTGGCCAGCTGCTCCTGCAGGTCGCTGATGATGCCGGTCGACTCCGATACCTCGGTTTCGAGCTGCTCGATACGGGTGGCCTGGTCGTTCAGCTCGGTCTGCTGCGCGGCAATCTTGGCCAGCGCCTGCTCCAGCGTGAGTTCTTGTTCTTGTGCCATAGGGCTGTTTTTTACTACGAAGTGGGGAGGGCGAAAGGGGCCAGCGCCCGGGGCGCTGGCCAGCTATTCGATGGGGGTTAGGTCAGCTCGACGTCGTTGGTGAAGACGATTTCGGGAATGATGAAGCCGATGCCCATCCAGAAATCGGTGAAGAACTTGAGCAGGCGGTCGACGTTCTCCACCTGGATGGCCGTCTGGTTGGCCATCTTCTTGCGCAGCATGACGGCGTTGCCCTTGGGCGTGCACCAGATTTTGCTCGTGTTGCGGTGCGAAGGCGCCGGGGCGAGCGTGATGTTGGTGTTGTTGATGGTCAGGCCCAGGGCGCCGCCACCGGTGTTCTTGCCATACTTGCGCTCCTGGCCGCGCAGGAAGGCGCGGGCGATGCTCTCCGAGCAGCCCAGCATCATCGGGATGCTCCAGTAGTCCTTGTGGATGCCATCGGCGAAGGCCTCCATCTGCTCCGTCACCGCCTCGGGGTTGGTCGTGTCGAAGACGCCCGTGGTGATGGGCGTGATGCGGCCAGCCCCGATGTGGCCGTTAATGGTCATCTTCAGGCCGTTGAGCGAGGTGCCGGCCGCGCCGGGGGTGCCGGGGGTCGGGGCCGCGTACGCGCCCTGGAAGATTTCGTTCATCTCGATGTCCTGCTTGATTTGCGGGATGAGATACTGCTCGCAGTACCAGCGCACGAAGGGCCAGGCCTTGCGGTCGATTTCCGGGCCGTCGAGAAAGCCCAGCCAGGTGGCTTCGAGGTCGTCCGGGTACTCCTGGGCGTCGACCTTCATCTTGAACTGCTGGATGGCCACCGGCACGAAGGTCACGCCGGCCAGCGGGGTGAAGGTCTTCTGGAAGGGCTGCACCACGCGGCTGAAGAGCGTCTTGGCGGCGCGCCAGAGCGTGTCGTCGGTGTTGATGGGGGTGAACAGCGCCTCGGTGCTGGTCGCTGCCCGCAGCAACTGGTAGAGGCGCGTCAGGTTCTGGCCGCTATTCAGGTAATACGACCCGAATTGGGTGATTACGTCGGCAATTTGTAAAGCCATCGAAGTAGTCTTATAAATGAAAAATTAAGGGGGATACCGTAAGCCTGAGCAGCGATTAGGCGCCCGCCAGCTGGCGGTTGTGGATGGCTTCCCAGTCCGTGTCGGCCGAGCCGTCTTCCTGCACGTCGCCTTTCTCCTTGGCCGAGATGGTGCCCAGGGCACCGGGCTGCGCACCGAACTCCTCAGCCTGCTGGCGGGCCTGGTCGCGCTGAGCCACGAGGGCCGCGATGTCGGTGGCGTCGGCGGCGGCGAGGGCGTCGGTGGTGGCCTTGATGGACTGCTCCATGCTGGTGAAGGCATCGGCGCTGATAAGCGCGGCGCCGGTGATGCCCTTCTCCTCCAACTCGTCGTTGGCGGCGGCAATGAGGTCCGTCGTAACGGCCGCGCCCGTCAGGCCGGCCAGAGCCGCGACGGCCGTAAATTTGTTTTTCCCAAACATCGTATTCGTAGGTAAAGTGGTGGCAGCAGAAGCGCCGGCCTCGCCGGCGGCGCCCTCGGCCAGCTCCAGGGCCAGCTCGACGGCGCGGGTAAAGGAGCCGATTTCGTCCACCAGCCCGTTGCCGGCGGCCGCATCGCCGAAGTACATGGCCCCGTGCAGGAGCTTTTCCCCGGCCGGGGTGGCCAGTTGGGGTCGGTTAGTCTTCACCTGGCCGGCGAACATGTCGCGCAGCGGGTTCAGGACGTTGGCGACGTAGGGCTTGTAGTTGCCCTGCAGCAGCTGGTAGAAGTCCTCGTTTTTCTCGTCCGAGTCGTCGGCGCGCAGGTCGTGGAAGCTGACGCCCAGTTTCTCCAGGGCCGGCTTATAGTCCACGATGCTGCACATGACTCCGATGGAGCCCACCGCGCACGTGCTGTTGTTGAGCACGATGCGGGCGCACGAGGCGGCTGCCCAATAGGCGGCCGAGGCGATAATGCCGTTGGAGTAGGCCACGATGGGCTTGCTCAGGCCCTTGAGCAGGGTGCCGAACTCGGCCGTGCCATCGACGGACCCGCCGCCCGAATCAATCAGCAGCACGTGGGCCGCGACATGGTCGTGGGCGTCGGCCGCCAGGATGCTGCGGCCCAGGGTGGCCGTGCCGGGCGTGTACTCGCAGAGGCCCTCCTGGTCGTCCTTCATCATCACGCCCTTGAGGGAGTGGATGGCCACCGACTGCTCCGGGGCCTCGTCGTAGCTTTTCACCCGCTGGCCGCCGGCCACGGTGGCCGCCCCGGGCATCCCGGGGTTGGCCACCATCGTCGGGCGCACCCGGCGTTTGCCCTGCGGTCCTGCCACCTGCACGCCCTCGCCGCGCATAAGCAGGGCGATGCGGGGCAGGTAGCCGAGCACGGTTTGGTGCTGGATGGCAAAGGGCCCGCCAAGGATAGTCGCTAAAAGGGTGTGGTCACGCATCAGTGGAGCAGTATTTCTGTCACAAAGCTGCCGGCAGCCGATGCCCCCAAAAAGGACACGCAAAAGCCCCGCCGGGTGGGGCGGGGCTGGTTGGCGGAGGGGCTCAGCGCAAGCGGGCCTGGCAGTCCTGAATAAACTGCACCTGGCCCGGTTGCAGGCCCGTCAGCACCTCGGGCGGCAGGGATTCGCCCGTGACCAGTTCGTCGGCCTGCTCGCGGGTCATGGCACCAGTGTCGGCCAGGTGCTGGTAGAGGTAGATGCGCAGGTTCTCGGCCAGCGACAGCAGCACCAGGGGCGCGGCCGGGCGGGCCGCGGTTTTCGTTATTGCCATATATCCAGGCCGGTTTGCAGCAGGTACACTTCGTTGGTTTGGTCAGCAATTTCCACGCGCAGGGTTTTGGTGGTAGCCGTGTTGGGGTGGGCCTCGAAGTACACCTCGCCCGTCACCAGGTATAGGGGCGTGCTGTTCTGCTTCACCCCGTCCACGTAGACGTTGACGCCGATGCCGTCAAAGCTGTTCTGGTGGGTGAGGCGGATGCCCTTCTGGTAGTCGTATTCCCAGAAGTCGCCTAGCTTGGAGCTGTAGGCCAGGTCGCCCCGGTCAATCCAGTTGCCATCCTGCCGATAGCGGAAGCCCGCGTCGGTGTAGGGCACGGCCACGAGCGTGCCGTTGTCGGCCGCGTCGGGCGCGGCCGTGTAGTAAAAGAAATAACTGGCGGTATGGTCAACCATCTTCAGGCGATTCTCAGGCGATAGTCAGCACGATGACCCCGCCCCCGGTGGGCATGGAGGCCGAGACGGTGAGCACGTCGCCCAGGGCCACGGCCACGGGCAGGGCCACCACCGCGCCGTTTTTCTT